GAATTTACAAAAGAAAATTTTGCATCGTGGTATTGTATAAAATGAAAGTCCATAAAGATCAAATCGTATTCAGAGAAAAGCATTTACAAACAGAGCAAGGAAGAATGCTTCAAACTAGAAATGAAAAATGGAAAAAATTAAAAGCAGATATTGAAAAGAATGGAATTATTAATCCTTTAATATGTACCGAAAAAGATGGTAAATATAGATTGTGTATGGGTATGAGAAGATTTATTGCAGGTTGTATATTAGGTATAGAAGAATATGAAATAGAAATTGTACCTGATGAAGAAGTAGATACATTAATGAATGCAACCAGTAAATATATAACTAAACATAAAGATGGAACGGATTTATCATTATGACATTTCAACAACAAAAATATCAAGTCATTAAAAATGCAGCTAGTTATGAACTAGCAAACTTTATACTCAATTACTTTTTACTTAAAAGAGACGCTGTGCATTTTATGTATATAAATAATATTCATTCACAATCTCCAATGTTAGGAACTTGGGGTGACACACAGATACCTAATACCTTTTCTTGTTATGGTGATTTTGTAATGGAAACCTTATTAATGAAAATGTTACCTGTAATGAAACAACATACTAATTTAGATTTAATTCCAACATACTCTTATGCAAGAGCATATAAAAGAGGGGATAAACTCAGAAGACATAAAGATAGACCATCTTGCGAGATATCTTGTACCTTAAACTTAGGTGGTGATCCATGGCCAATATTTATAGATGGCACAGGAGCTAATTCAGTTATTGATGAATATAAAGAAATCCATAAACCAAACGCTCCAAAAGGAACTGAAGTATTACTTGATGTTGGAGATATGTTAGTGTATTCTGGTTGCGAATTAGAGCATTGGCGAGAACCATTTCAAGGTAATATATGTGGACAGGTATTCTTGCATTATAACCATGTAAATGGGCCATTTGCTGAAAAGAATAAGTTTGACGGCAGACCTATGTTAGGACTACCATCATTCGTAAAATAGTATTATAATGTCTTTTCTATGTTACAAAAACTTAATTTTAAACCAGGTTTTAATAAACAAGCAACTGCCTCAGGTGCTGAATCACAATGGATTGACGGAGATAACGTTAGATTCAGATATGGACTTCCTGAGAAAATAGGTGGTTGGTCACAGCTTACATTAGTCAATCAAACTTTACCCGGTGTTGCAAGAGCCCAGCATTCTTTTACTTCTTTAGCAGGTGAAAAGTATGTAGCAATTGGTACATCACAAGGTTTATTTATATATTACTCAGATACCTTTTATGATATTACCCCACTTGATACAGCAATTACTGGAGCAACATTTGATTCAACAACCGGTTCGGCTACAGTAACCGTTAATAAAACTTCTCATGGTTTAACTGCTGGAAGATATATAGTCTTTACATCAGTATCCTTACCTGGAGGAGGTGAAACTGATTTTACAACTATACAATTTGAAAATAATACGTTTGAAGTATTAAACGTAACTGCTAATACATTTGATATTACCATGCCAACTAATGAAGGAGGCACTGGTATGTCTACACAAGGATCAGCAGAAATTAATCCATATGTACAAGTGGGACCAGTATTTCAATTAGAAGGTTTTGGTTGGGGTGCAGGTTTATGGGGTGATTCAACATGGAACACAGCTAGAGCTACAACGACCACGGTTCTGGATCCAGGCAACTGGAGTCTTGATAATTTTGGAGAAGTATTAGTTGCAACTATTCACAATGGTCGAACGTTTACTTGGGACTCAGGAGCAACGAATCCAAGAACAATTAGAGCATCAACAACCACTACTAATTATGAAACAACTAGTAATCCAACTGCATCTATTATGACTATCGTATCTGATCGTGATAGACATTTATTTCATCTTGGAACTGAAACGACAATTGGAGACACTACAACACAAGATCCAATGTTTATAAGATTTTCTAATCAAGAAGATTTAAATACTTATTTACCTACTGCAACAAATACCGCAGGTACATTTAGACTAGACCAAGGTAACGAAATTAGAGCAGCCATTCAAGGTAAAGACTATGTATTAATTTTAACAGATACTGCAGCTTATACGGTTCAGTTTGTTGGACCTCCATTTACATTTAGTATTAGACAAGTAGGAGTAAACTGTGGAGCGATGGGACAACATGCAGTTGTTTATGCAAACGGTGTTGTATATTGGATGGGTGATGCTGGAGGATTCTTTGCGTTTGATGGTACTGTTAAATCACTTCCATGTTTAGTAGAAGATTTTGTATTTACAACTGGTGGAGATAATTTAGGAATTAATTATAACACTAATAAAATTATATATGCAGGTCATAATAGTTTGTATAATGAAGTAACATGGTTCTATGCACAAAATGGTCAAACACAAATTAACAGATCAGTTACTTATAACTATGGAGAAAATGTTTGGACAACCGGTTCATTAGCTAGAACTTCATACCAAGACGCTTCTGTATTTGAATTACCTTATGCAACCGATTACTCAACAACTGCTACACCTAATTTTCCAATACAAGGTATTACAAATACTTATGGAGCAACAACTTATTATGCTCATGAAACCGGAACTGATCAAATAAATTCATCTGGTACGACTTCTATTAATGCTTACATTCAATCAGGTGATTTTGATATTTCTGCAACAAGAGGAATCACCGGTCAAACTACAGGTATAGCTGATCTTAGAGGTGATGGTGAATTTATTATGTCTATGAAACGTTTTGTACCAGACTTTAAAATACTAACAGGTAATTCAAAAGTAACCTTATTATTAAATGATTATCCAAGTCAAACAGCTGCTAGTTCACCCCTTGGCCCCTTTACAATTACATCATCTACTGATAAAGTAGATACACGTGCAAGAGGAAGACTTCTTGCAATTAAAATTGAAAACGACGCTGTAGGTGAAACTTGGCGTTATGGAACATTAAGAGTAGATATAAAACCGGATGGTAGAAGATAAATGTCAATAGCTAAATTTATAAGAAGAGCAGTACAACCTGGTAATTATACAACTCAGTATGGATTACCTCAAAGTTCAGTTGATTATTTAAATCAACCTTTACCGGATATATCTGGTATATTTTCATTACCTCAGGCAACGGAAATAACAGAAGAAGATATTACGGAAACAGAATCTCCAGTAGGTTTAACAGAAGAACAATTAAGATTACTATATCCACAAGTAGGAGGTGGAGATGGACCAAGAGGTGGAGGAGATTTTGGTAATTTAGATTTAAGTGATACAAAAGATTTTTTTATAAATGGTGAAGTTGTTACTGGATTTAGAAATTTAAATACAGGTTTGTATCAAGATCTTCAGGGAAAAAATATTCAAAATTTAGGTATAAGAAATTTACCTGGAATAACAGGTATATTAGATAGTATGAGAACTACAGCTCCAAAATATCCTGGATATTTTGATTATTATAACGCAAGTGATTTAATTACTAATCCAAAATCATTCTTTAATTTCTTTAAATCTCAAACTCCTACAGGTGCAGACATAGCAAGATATAGAGGAGAACAGAAAAAAACTATGGAAGAAGCTAGAGCTTTATCACAAGCTGCAGCTCAAGCTCCAGTATCTAATCAAGATGCTGCTAGAGGTAGAATTGGTGGCGGTGGAAGAGATAGAGGACCGGGAGAAACATCATCAGGTACATTTGGAAGTTCTAGAAATGATGCAAGCTTCAGTGATTATTCATAATGGCTAGAATAACTACATACATACCAGAACCAAAAGAAGAATATAGTTCTGAAAACCAGAGACAAATTATTGAAGCAATTGATACTGTAAAAACTCAATTAAATTTTTCTTATCAAAAAGACTTGAAAGATGAGCAAGATACTTTTAACTACTTTATGTCATGACCATACAATACAAAAGCGAAACATTTAATTTAACTACTACTAATTTAACAACTGTGTTAACCATATCAACTTCTGCGGTTGCTATTGTAAAAACAGTACAAGCTCTTCATGATACTGCGTCAAATGTAGACACAGATTTATATATAAAAAAATCTGGTGCTTCAGATGTTCAAATAGGACATGAACGACTCAATCAAGAAACAGTAAATATGATTGTAAATAGCTTGAATTTAGAAGCAGGAGATGTTATAAAGATGCAAGCTAGCGTAGCAAATGAAATAACAGGTGCTATAAGTTATGCGTTAATAGACAGGTCACAAGAGAATGGATAACGAACTACCAAAAATACATTGTACAACTCACGTTGTAATTAAAAATAAATTAAATGGTAAAGTATATAAAGACGAAGTAGAAAGAGATGCAGATATTAATGACCCTAATACAGAAACCACTGCAGATCATATTCAACAAGATACTATTGTAGAAGTTTCTCCTAAAGGTCTTAATGTTTTACAGAAAGTGATGAATCAAAATAATGACAAACCAAAATCCTAGAGGCGGGACAGAGCTTCAATTTGAATACTTAAGAAAGTACGTAGACAAAAAATTATTAGATCAAGTATCTATTTGTACATCGGTGCCAGAAAAAATTGCTTTAGATTCTAGAAAATTAAATATTCTTTGGCAAAAGAATTCATATGATCAACCTAATTTAGCACCCTGGTTTCAGAATAAAGAAAACCATAAAAAATATGATTGGTATGTATTTAACTCAAATTGGAACTATGAAAAATTCAGAATGGCATTTGATATTCCTACAGAAAAATGTGTGGTTATAAAAAATGGTATAGATAAAATAAAACCACGATCTACTAAAACTAAAAAGAAAATAAAAATAATACATCATTGTACACCATGGAGAGGATTGAATGTTTTACTGGGTGCAATGCAAAAAGTTACAAACCCCAATATAGAACTGGATGTGTATTCATCAACTGAAGTATATGGTGATGCTTTTAAAAAAGTTAATGATCAACATTATCAAGAACTTTATGATCAAGCTAAACAATTAAAGAATGTAAATTATATTGGTTATAAACCAAATGAATATATAAAAGAAAACTTACATAAATATGATATGTTTGTTTATCCATCAATATGGGAAGAAACATTTTGTATATCTTTAATTGAAGCAATGGCTGCAGGTTTATATTGTGTAACCACTAATTATGGTGCGCTATTTGAAACTGGTGGTGAGTTTCCAATGTATATACCTTATTCCGATAACCATGAAAGTTTAGCAATTAAATTTGCTGCAGGTATTGAAGTAGCTGCACAATCGCTTCAGGCACCAGGCATCAAGGATCATTTACAAATGCAAATAGATTACGTTAATAGATTTTATGATTGGAAAATAAAAGCAATATCATGGACTAGATTTTTACAAGGAGCATTAAATGCAAAACAATAAACCAATATGGTTTGATAAAGAACCTACGACAGAAATAAATTTAAATACAATTACTAAAAATGTTAAAAAAATATTTGTAGCAACACCTGTACATGGTGATGTTAGTATGCATTATTGTCAAGCTGCTTTATCTTTTCAACGAGATTGTATGCAAAAAAATATATTAATAAGTTTTAGTTTATTAAAATCATCGTTAGTACAACAAGGTAGAAATTTATGTGTATCTGAATTTTTATCGGATTCCGAAAACTATGATTATTTATTATTTATAGATTCCGACATAGATTTTCAATCTAAGACTATATTTAAAATGATGGACTTAGATAAAGATATTATTGCATGTCCATACCCAATGAAAACATTAGATTGGGATAAATCTTGGAGAAGATTACATGCAGAAAAAATAGATCAAGCAGATCACTTACAAAAATCGGGTTTTACATTTCCTATTAAAGTAAACAATAAAGACAGCATTACGGTTACTAATGGAGTTATGGAACTCTCTCATGCCCCAACAGGATGTATGTTAATTAAAAGATCGGTTATAGAAAAGATGATTAAACATTATCCAGAATTAAAGATCAATCAACCAACTATTGTTAATGGTAAAGAGGTGTTTAAACCTAATTTTTATAATTTATTTGACTGTTTACATGACCCTAAAACCAAAGAATTTTATGGTGAAGACTTTGGATTCTGTAAAAGATGGACAGATATGGGTGGTAAAGTCCATGCATATGTATTAGATTACATTACACACGTTGGAGAATATCAATATTCTGGTAGACTTTGGGACGAATTACAGTATACTAAACGTGTTGACGAAAAGACTAAAAAATAATAAAATCAACAACTATTATAGGTTTTTCTATATATGACTATATCACGTATGCAACAACCAAGACAAATGTATGGCCTAGGTAGCCTAGTTAAATCTGTAGGTAAAGCAGTTAAAGGTGCTGTAAAAGGTATAACAGGTGCAGTTAAAGATAATCCATTATTAGCTGCAGCAGCATTAAACTTTGCACCTGCATTATTTAAAGGTGGAGCTAGTACATTTTTTGGCGGTAAAAATGCGATGTTTGGTTTACCTTCTTTTTTACAACTAGGGACAGAAAAAGGTGATCTATTAAAAAATACTTTAAAAATAGGTGCAGCAGGAACCTTATTAGGTGGTGCACTATCTGGTTATGGTGGTGAGGAAGAAGAAGCTACAATAGGTGGCGAAAGAAACATTGAAGCACTTAGAGCAAAACTTACACAAGCGTATAGAAACTTAAGATTCCCAGAAGAACAGATACCTGGTCTTGTAGAAAATGATTTAGCTGAATATACTATGGGTGCTGGTGGATATGCTGAAGGTGGTAGAATAGGTTTTGCCGGTGGAACAGAGTTTGAAGAATATCTAAAAGGTAGAGAAAAATTTAATAAACAACAAAATATTGAACAACTTTACAAAGAGTTTTTAGAAAACAAACGTAGACAACAAGTAGCTGAACAGAAAACAATGGCAGCTAATGGCGGTAGAATAGGTTATGCTTTAGGAGATAGAGCAGAAGACAACGCGATGCAGGCCTCAGGGATCATGAACTTACCATTAAATCAAAACCCTGCAGGAGTAACAGAATTAGACCTTAGAGATAGTGGTGGATTTATTCCTCCAGTTGGTGTAAAAGAAAAAGCAGATGACATACCGGCAATGTTATCAAACAATGAATTTGTATTTACAGCAGATGCTGTAAGAGGAATGGGTGACGGTGACGTCAATAAAGGTGCTGAACGTATGTACAGTATGATGAAAACATTAGAAAACGGAGGACGAGTTTAATGGCTGAAACTATTACACAAATAACACAACCACCTGAGTTTATAGAAGCGGCAGCTAAACCATATATTACAGAATTACAACAAGCTGTTGGTGGCTTTAAAGAAGCAGATTTAGCTAAAACAATGGGGCCGCAATTTGTTGCAGGTCTTTCTCCATTACAACAACAAGCAATAGGTGCTGCAGGTGGATTAGGTGATTATGCACCTTATTTACAAACTGCTGCAGGATTATCTGGACCAACTGCATACCAGCAGTTTATGTCTCCATATCAACAAGATGTTATAGATACAACTTTACAAGAATTTGATATTCAAGCACAAAAAGGTGCATTAGGAA